AGTTGGTCAATCGTTTGGTGTCACCAACAAAACCGCCGCTGGCATGGCTTCCATCATTTCCAACCAGAACCGCAAACATCGCGCCGAAAAGCGTGATGAAAAAGGTAACACTGTTTTTGAAATGAAAGACCTGAAGGGCGCTGATGGAACTGTCACCCAGGTTCCAACTGACAAGCCGGTGATGAACGTTGATAAGCATTTCTTTGCTTCCAATTGTGACCCGAAAAAAGACCCTGATGGTGCATCTGTTCGCGTGTTCCGCGACAAATAAGAATGAACTAGGTTCAGGCGGTTCCTCCCCCGATCAACCTGAACTGTTCATGTGACCGCCCGCAACTTAATTGACGCGGGCGGTTTTCTTATGTGCGAACTGATGAACCGGTTAGATTTCCAGATGAACCCTTTGCAGATAGCAAACCCGAAAGAATTTCAGCAACAGTTTTGAATTGTGTTTGAATTTCTGAAGCTGAACCGAATTTTGCGAACTTTGCAGAAACCGCACCGTCAACCGAAACGGTATCATAAACGCTTGGTGTGTAATCAATCGAAAGAACACCAGGTGAATTCAAATGCCGCAAGGCGATTTCATAAACTGCATTTTCAATTTCACGCGGAATTTGATCATCTTCAATCAAATAACCATAATAATCAACATGACCACGGCGCGGCCATTCGCGCAACTGTTCGCGTTCGGCTGTTTTCCATCCCTGGAACTGTGATCGGTAACGCGCATCAATCCATTCGGACGCCACCAAAAGCGCAACTTCAATTTCAGCATCGGTATCAACATCAGCCGGAACCGTGTTGTCACGCGCGGCATGATAAGCGGTGAACGCTGTTGCCGTTCCGTAAAAATCAGGCATTTCATCAATCCTTGTTTGTTTGGATCAGATTACAGGTGTTGAAATTATTTTGCAAATAGTTCTTGACCATCTGAATGTTCATTGCTATTTTAATGTTACGAACACAAACCCAACCAAAGGAATGAGACGATGAAAAACTCCAAAGAATTGCGCGACGAAATGTCAAAAATGTTTTACGAAACAAAAGCTGGAACCATGAAACCGCAAACGGCAAACACGCTCGCAAACATCGGCGGTAGAATGATTCAATCGGCATCAACACAGGTTCAATATTACAAACAGCGGAATGAAATCCCGTCCATTCCGTTCTTGGACGAGAAATAAAACATCAGATCGGCGAAAGGTTTAGTCATGGAAAAGCAATGTTTAAAATGCGGAGTTGTCAAACCTTTCGCCGATTTTCATAAGCGTAAAGATAAAAATGACGGATTGCAAACCGGTTGTAAAAATTGCAATCGTGAATATCGCAAAGCAAATCTTGAAGCAAATCGTGAAAAAATTGCTGAAAGAGATAGAAAATATCGTGAAGCAAATCCTGAAAAAATTGCTGAATATCGCAAAGCAAATCCTGAAAAAATTGCAATCAATTCATGTCGCAATTATCTGAAAAACAAATATTTCGATGGTGATCAGCCGCCGGAAACACTGGTTGAAGCTGCCGCATTCGTTAGGTTGATCAAGCGCGAAACACGCGGAAAATAAAAAAACCGCCCGCAACAATCAAGCGCGGGCGGTTCAATCAATTCAGAAAATCAGGCGGTTGTGTTCAACGCCATGATTGCCAACCAAGCATCAGCTTCAGAACCATAACCTTTTTCTTCAATGCCTTCAGCGGAAATTTTCTTTCCATCTTCACCAACAATGAAGTGTTTGCGACCCTCTTTTGAAACCAGCATTTTCACCGGTTCAGCGGGTTCACCGGCTGTTTCTTGCGCGGGTTCACCGGCTGTTTCTTGCGCGGGTTCACCGGCTGTTTCATGAATTTTAGGGTCATAATCAGTTGCATTGATCAGAACAGGGCCATTTTCTGTTTGAATGGCAATGGTTGGAACTTTGGAATTCATGGGGTTTCCTTCATGAAAAATAGGGCGGGTTGTTACACCCGCCCTGGTTAACGCTGAAGGATTAGCCCAACAGCAATGCGGTGTGTTCCGGCTTGGTTGCTTTGATACCCCAAGCAATCGAAACTTCAGCTTTCATTTTGCGATAGCCTGGATACATCGCAACTTCAAACACCAGACCCGAACGCGGATCAGTGATCATCATGCGCGCAAGCGCCGCATCGCCTTCCTGTGGCAACGCCGGTTGGCGTGTGACCAGGTGAAGCGCATCTTGGCTGAAGGCAACGCTTGCCGCGTAATCAGCCGCAAGGGTGATCGCAACAGCCGAACCAGGTAACGCTTGAAGCAAGCCAGGTGCGGCAAGGGTGATCGTGCCACCGCCTGAAACATCGGTATCACCGGCAACAACCAGATATTTATTCGCATCGCCCGCGAACGAAACAACATCACCGGCAATAACCGTTCCGGTTCCGGCGCTGGCAAGGGTGATCACCGTTGCGCCTTTTGCATAACCGGCGGTGTTGGTTGTTGCAGATGCGCCCGTTCCTGCGGTGTGAAGAACCGCTTGACCACTTTCTTTCAGCGAAATGTTGTGAACGTCCATCAATTCACCCTGACGCAAAGTCATGGTTGTTCCGGCTTCATTCGCCTTGGTCAATTGTGTGAGCGTCCGAACCGCCGCACCCGCTGAAGTGTTCATGACAAGTGAACGACCAGTTGCGGGCGCGCCGTTATCATCAAGAATTTTGCGGATTTGGGCGGTATCGCCAAGGTTGGTTACAAACGGTGTTGTTCCGGCTGTTCCATATGCCCGCGATGCGGCAGCGGTTGCAGCAACAGCAAGATCAGCTTCAATTTCATTTGTCAGAACACGCAACGCTTGCGCAATCATATCCGCCTGAACAGAAAGATAACCAGGGCCGGAATTCAGACCACGCTGTTCTTCACCGGTGAAACCAAAGCTGGAACCGCGTGATTTGGTGATCGCCATGAAAGACGCACCAACGGTTTGATCAGCAGGTTCGGGAATGGTCATTGCGGGCGTAATGTCATGTGCGGTTGCAGCACCGGCAATATGATAGGAAACACTTTGACCAAGCGCGGCGCGTTCAGCACCAGGTGCGCGGGTTGCCGATGGAATGAAACCGACAAGTTCACGCGATACAACATCAACAGCCGCGTAAAGATCAGGAATAAGACCGGTTAGCGTGTTTGCATATGCCGATTGGTGAACCATTGCCGGTGCGGCAAGGATAGCGGTTGAAGCCGCAAGGAAAGATTTACGCATTTTTTTGCGCTCCTATGAAAATGTTAAAGTTGTTTTAGGTCATCCAACCTGAAGCGCCTTCAATCATCCAATTTCCAGCATTGTTAGGAATTTACATTGATTGAACTGGACGGTCAACAGCTTTCGCGTTTTTTGTTATTTAGTTCTTGACCATCGCTAAGATCATCGCTAAGATCATCTTAACAACAACGCAAACATGATCGGAACAGACAATGAAAAGAACAGTTTCACAATCGGTTTTTGACAATGAAGATAATTTGAAAGCTTCAAAATTAGGTCATCAAGATGCGGTGAAGGAATTGGAAAACACACCGGTTCACATGCTTGATCCTGCAAATCCGAACCATCCTTTGAATGATGGAATTTTCGGATATGAAACAAAAGAATTTCTTAACAAACAATATAAATAAAACAACAACCTTGAAAGGGTAAAATCATGATCAATCCTAGCAATGAATATGCGGTTCATGCTTATGAACTTGGTTTTCAACATGCGAAAGCAAAAATTGAAACACCGATTAAACGTCAATGTGATCGGCTTTATTGGTTAGGTTATCAGATCGCCAACCAATAAAAAACCGCCCGCGCTGGAAAACCCCAAAAACAGCGCGGGTGGTTCCTATCAACCAGGGTTTTACGCCCGATCAATCCACAATGTTGACTTCACCCTTACCAGCAAGCGCCGCCGTTTCAGACTGTTGCGCCGGTGAAAGCTTGTTGAAATCTGCAAGCTTGATTGTCCGACCAGAACCGCGACCACCGCCGCCACCTTCATTTCCCGAACCGCTTTGATCATCAGCTTTCAAAATGCTGTCTTTGTAAGGGTAAGCATCAACCATGATTTCAAGTGCTTCATCAACACCGGCAACTTCACCCATGTTTTTCTTTGAATACACTTTATTTC